TTAATAAATTTCAGTTTTTGGGCTTTTACACACCTGTAATTTGGAGGTAATCCAGAAAATTAGTAAGTGTTCCTGTAATAGCCTAAATTCATCATCGGTTAACAGTTCTACTCGTTCTCTACTAAATACGGGAGTTTCGATAACAACCGGATATTCCATAAAAAACATCCTTGCCTATATATGGAAATATGGTATTCGTACGTGGTACGACAGCCAAGATCAAATCGTACTGGAGACTAGATCTTAATGCACATGGAAAATTGTAGTTGGCCTTCTGATAGCAATTCATTATCGTTTGTCGCACGAGGACTCAAAACCTCAATAAACACGGTTAGAACCAACCCCGTCAGTGTTGGATTTTTTATGCCTAATTTTTAATGGTAACTGTACGGCTATCATTTCTCCGATTCAAAGTCGGGAGGGCGACTAATACAACACCCAAAAGGGGAATAAATCCGCGGTTTCTTACTGCCGTTTTGAGCCTTCCGACACCATTTTGTGTCTACCAAAATCTCAAAGAAAACAAACAGGAATCAGCAATGACTAAATATTCAGTAGTTCCATTTGCATTTGAATCTCACAAAATTAGAGCAATGAACATTGACGGTGAAGCATGGTTTGTTGCAATTGATGTGTGTAATATTCTTAGTATTAAAAATCCTTCCGATTCACTGAAAGTCTTAGATAACGATGAACGGGCTAGATTTAATCTAGGTCGTCAAGGTAGAGTCAATATTATCAATGAGTCAGGAATGTACATCTTAATACTCCGCTGCCGTGATGCCATCAAACAAGGAACCGTTCCTTATCGAATTCGTAAATGGGTAACAACCGAGGTCTTGCCCGCAATTAGAAAAACAGGTAACTATATTACGTAAGAAGTAAGATCACGAAGATAAGCCGAAGGAAATTTCAAAACACAGTAATAGCGCGGTCTCGTGGCTATTAGAAAATTGAAATCAACTAAGTTAAGTAAATATATTTTCATTGGCAGAAAATTTTTTTCGCGTTTGGTTCGTTCGGTCAAAAAATAATCTTCCTTGTGTATGAACAATGGCACAACTGGGGTATGAAAATTTTCTCAGGGGACAAAAAGGAGACACTGACTAAAAGATATAAAAAAACCACTCTTGCTTGAGTGGTCTATCCATCTGTTTTTACAGGAAAAATCTGGTGGCCCCTACTGGACTTGAACCAGTGACCAAGCGATTATGAGAACTGTGATAGGGACTGTAAAAATAATAAGTTAACAATAAAAACAATGCCTTAGGTGTAAATAAAGCTCAAAATTATACAATATTTATTTTTTCGTGCGACACTTTTTGCCAGGGGGTTGAGTTTCAGTGCATCATCAAGGTGATCAGGTGAAAAGTGAGCATATCTCATTGTCATTTTTATATCTGTATGACCTAGGATTCTTTGTAGTACTAAAATATTGCCACCATTCATCATAAAATGTGATGAGAATGTGTGTCTGAGAACGTGAGATAATTGGCCGTCAGGTAATTCAATCTTAGCTCTGTTTATTGCTGACTTGAATGCGTAATAGCAAGGTGTAAACAGCTTTCCTCTCTTCTTGGGAATCTCATTGTATAAATCCTGACTAATGGGTACGGTACGATTGCGTTTACCTTTGGTTTTCACGAATGTGATTTTATGTTGGGTTACTTGTGAGCGTGTTAGGGTTTCGGCTTCTGACCATCTTGCGCCAGTTGATAACGCTATCTTGACTATCAGAGATAAATCTTGAGAGCTACTTTCTTCACAGGCTTTGAATAAAGTATCAATTTGTTCATGGGTTAAAAACGCCATTTCGGATTCATCAGTTCTGAATGCTCGAACATTTTCAATAGGGTTAGCTCTTTCCCATTCACCTAATCGCTTTAGTTCATTAAAAACAGCCCGAAAATAGGATAGTTCAAGGTTGACTGTACCAGTGGAAACTTTTTCCACTCGCTTAGTTCTGGAGAGTTTGCCGGATAGCCTTTGTTCTCTGTACTTGGAAAATAGTTGTGCAGTGAACTCAATAGCAAGTGGATCACCCATACACCCACACGCTCAGAGCATAGTGGTATGGCGCTTTGAGCCATCGCTTAACGTAATTCCATGCGCTTTATACCAGGCTTCAACCAAGTCACGTAATTTACGGGTATCTTTAGTATTAGTTTCTACCCATGGTTTACCACCTAGTTTATCAAGTTCATAACGCTCATAGGCCAACGTTTCGCCTTTAGTTGCGAACTTTTTACGAACTCTTTTACCTCGTTTGCCTTCGGCACGGTTTTCAATATAAAAATCAGATACCCATTGACCTGATGGTAGTTTTTTGACTGGCATGAGTAAAATTCCAATTAATTAGAATACAAGTCATGACTACGAATTAGTTTTACCTGAATTTGTTAATTTATTGATATTGTCTTATTTTCCACAATCTTCTACTAGCTTTTGATATGCTTTACTCATATTATCTTGTGATTCCTTGATTGGTGAAATGAGATTTTTGTCTTCTGGCAATTTTCTGACTTAGCAAATGTAGAAACTGAAAAAATAGTTAATCCATAAGTAATTTTTTCATTACTATTCCTTAGATGTGATTTTTTATTGTTGTGACAACACGGCCAATGACTGTGATGTCATTTAGATCGCAGTCAAAAGCCATACCCACACCAGAAACACGGACACGTTTAACCGGAATTCGAGTTAATTCGCGAATACTGATTTTTCCCTCAATCTTAACTAGCCATTCACCGTCATAAACATCGGCAAATTTGCGGTCAATAATGTAGCGGGTTTTGTTATCTATGACACAAATAGGGTCAGAAGGCAGAGGAATGCCAGAGGTAAACATCTCCTCATCAAACATGACATAGCCAGACTGATGCAGTTGCCTATCTATTAGTTTGTGGCTTGATAACTTCATGATGCCTAATTCATCGTCATCATATTTTTTACCCTGTCCAGTTGCTAACCATTCCAGCCTTACATCTGTTTCGGCCATACATTTAACAACTAAATCAGCAGGAAATCCTCCTCTTTTGTACCGGCTGGATAGACTACTTGACGCCATATCAAAATGATCTGCTAGCATCAGCTTTGTTGTAAATCCATACGCTTCAATGATTCGGTCTAAGACGGGAGCACTATCTCCAGTCATATCAATGTTGAATTTAGCCATATCGTTCACATGTTTAATCTCGGCAAAATGCAACTTATTTGTTGGATGTTCTCAAAATGCGAGATAATCTAATCCTGTATTATAGAAATAAGTAATATTTATTAATATTGCAAAATATTTAACAAGAGGATTTTGCCTTATGCGCCCTAACATTACAATTACTATCCCGGAACCCTTCCTTCCATTGGCAGAGTATTGCCGTAGAACTGGAACACCTATCGGTACTGCTCGTCGTTTGATTGGATATGGCAAACTGCCAATCAAGCCCAAGGGACAGCAGAAAAAGGGGCTTGTTGAAGTCAACATGGCTGCACTCACTATCCAGGCTCTCAGTGGCTATGATATTTCACTTGAAGCGTAATAATTCTTCGCTTTTGGAGAAAAATAGCAATGTGTGATTATCAAGTTTCCAAACAAGCACACTTTGATCACGCTTGCCGGGCATTCGCCAACGTTCATAGGGGCAACTTAGCTCAAATTTCGGGAGTTATCGGAATGAATCCGCAAATGCTGCGTAACAAGTTAAATCCTGAACAGCCTCACATACTGACTTGTATTGACTTAATGAAGTTAACCGATGCAACGCAAGACGCATCTATTTTGGATGGATTACTGGAGCAATTGCAGTGTCAGCTCATCGGTACCGGTGAATGAGATTTGTGATTCCAACATGTCGAATTATTTGTTAGGTGCAACGGCAGAAGTGGGAAAACTGGCAAGTGCTGTTGTTTCTGGTGGTCATTTCAACCATGCCCGTGTGGCTGAGTTTAAGAAGTCGGTTAATAACGCGATCAGATTATTAACTTTCGCGGGTATCACCATTTCATCAAGATTGCATACTAATCCTGCATCCAGTTCGGCTGTTGATGTTGTTGCAGGTATGGGAGCATTGTTAGTGTGAGGTCAGCATGAATGCATTAGAGCAGCAAGAACACCAATATAAATTGACTGGTGAGTCATTTAAACCCAAAAAAGATAGATTTATCTATCCAATCGTTTTGTTTGCTTTTTCTTATTTTATTCTGTTCCTGATTCGATGAGGTTTATATGAACACGGAATACCAATTTGAATCAACAGAACAGCGAGCTTTCGAAATGCCCTTTAAAATGCGCGTTAATGGTTTAAATAAAATTGCTCAGATAAGAGCGCAGCATTTTAACTCTGATAATAAAGAGTTGGCTATTTTTATTGATGAAATGCATGATAAACGTAATGAGCGCTACGTTGATCACAAGCGTTTGTTAGCGGCTATCTTCTATCTTGCTCGCATTCCTATAGATCGGCATGAACTGGAATTATATCAATTAACCAATGAGGAAATGTGTAATCTGATTCGAGCAGTAAATCTTATCAAGGCAACGAGTGTGTTATTCAGGGCGATAGCATAAGTGTGCATTTATCATTCATTTTGGTTAAATTTTGAACATTCAAGGCTCATTAATGACTAACAAAGTTCATTAATCAATCAATGTCAGTGCGTTAATTAATCATTTTGTGGTTAATAAACGTTCGTGATCTTGCCCTGGGGAGTCGCATAGTCGTAGATGGACAGCGTTATTGTTTATCTATGTTCGGTCATCTACATAAAGTTAAAAAAACGCATACTGAAACAATAAAAATGATAATGAGTAGGTTAAGTGAAAAATTGGGGGGTGATATTTCCGGGATATTCCGTGATCCAAAAGGTCATTATTTGACTATGTTGCGAAAAATTAACCGAGGGCCGATTGAGGTCACATAACTAATTATTTCTCAATGAAATTGATGCATTTGTTAATTATATTAAATTAAACTGTATATAAATACAGTAAATGGGACGGTAAAAATATGATGTCAGATTATCTGAATAAGCTGGCTGTGCTGGAACGGATTGAATTAATTGCTAAAGTTGGTAGTTCAGGTATTTGTAATAGTCGAGAACGGCAAGTGGCATTTGATTGGATTGCAGAACTTGCTGAGCAGGTCAGAAAAGAAATAATCTCAAATGTAAAAACTAAAAGGCCACTAAGTAGTGGCTCAGAATTATGCAGTAGGACGGACTTTTAATAGATCCAATGCCATTTGACGCTGTTGCGGGTTGAGGTTGTTAATCACGGTCTGCAACAGTTTATCACCTGTTTTTGCACTGGGACTTAGCGTGTGCGAAAACGTCAAATTCATAACAAATGTATAACCACATTCAACACTGGAACACGCGCAGTACAGATCAGCAATTTCACAGTGCTTCCGATTCGTCTTGCGAATAACCGCCTTAGCGCCGCACTCAGGGCAGATAATTTTTAATACGCGCATATTCCTCATTCCCAAAGTATCCATTTTCGGTAATTTTACCTGTTTTTTGCGCGTTTTGCACACGAACTTACGCGATCTTGTTTAAAACGGATATGTAATATTTCGGGCACATCATAGGTATTTATCGCATTCATGAACATATTTTGAACGGGGATAACTTCATCCTGGCGATAGACCTCACGGGCTTTTTCCGGATCACCCAACCCGCCGACATTGGTCGGGATAATCCCCGCCAGTCCCGCCGGGAATCGGTGAGCGGTCAGCACATCTTGCGAGCTGATACTTTTCACATTGGCAAATTCATCATTGGCTGAAATATCACCCACCGGAATAAATTTAATGCCGTCAGGGTCGCCGTTGGGAATGTTGACAAACATAGTTTCGAAATTCCCGATCCCTTTGCTGAGTTGCAATTTTCGGATAATTTCCTCTTCGGTCTCATCAGAGATATTCGGGTCATTGGTGTAAATGATACCGCCAGTGTGGGTGCCATTATGGTAATAGCGACGGCGGAAGACGGTGGCTTCTGAGTTGAGCAGTGCCGCATGAATTCCGCCGATATAATCCGGCAATCCGTAAACTTGTTGTTGTGGGTCATATTGCTTGATAAAAATGACTTCTTCCGGTGAGTAAACCAACGGCTCTCCCTCCTGTAATACCACAAAATCCCCATCCTTACGGCGGCGCAGGTATAGCGAGGGTAAGACCTCTAGTGTGACTACATCACCCCAGAAGTTACGGACTTTCAGGATCGCTACGTCACCGAAAATCAGGAAGTTAATCACAGCGGATTTGAATTGTTCATGGCTTACTCCGCCGCGAACTCCGAGATAGTCTGAAGCAATCATATTGTGGCGGGCATAGAGTACACCGCCATGTTGACCGTTCATGTTAGCCAGTTGTGCTAGGGCTAAACGATCAATCGGTAGTGTGTAGTGGTCATAATCATTGTTATACCAGATTTCCTGGTAATCCGTCCTAGTGGTGAGTATTGGTTCTGGTTTGCCCAGTGTGATTAAACTCATTTTCCGTTGACGGTCGTTTGTGCGTGGGGAATGTGCACGGGTTTTCCTTAACTTTTTCTTCATCATGCAACCTTTGCAAATGTGTATTTAGAGGTGCGTTTCTTGTCGTAATTTAATGGCTCATTTATCAGGGCATGAGCGATTGCCCAGAAGACGTCAGCGTGTCCGGTTTCCCGCGAACGGTCAGCGACAAAGGTCATGCTGCCGCCTTTTTTTGTCGTGGTGTGCCGAATAGCCAGAAATGAGGCGAGAATTTCTTTTTGTTCCACATCCCATTCGATACGCTCCTCACTGACCACATCAATCATTTTCATGACCAGTTGGTTTTTGCTTTGCGGATTGTAGTGGATAGCGTGGGTTTGTCGGGGGGCGAAGTCTTGCACCATTTCATAGACACCATGACCAATCCCCGTGGTATCAATGCCGATGTGGGTGAATCTGTAGCGCTTGAAGAGATCTTCGATCAGTTTCGCCTGATGTTTCCAGTTCATGCCTTGCCAGTAGAACGTTGCTAATACCCGAAAAACTTCGGGCGCCATCATGGGCGGGGCAACAATGACAAAGGTGGAAGTATCGCCAGAATGGGCCGGGTCGAAGCCGCCCCAGACTTCGCGATCCCCGAAGGGACGCAGTGCGTTAGGATCATGGTCTTCCCAGAGATGGATATCAGTGCCGCATTTTTCCAGTTGGTGATATTTGAAAACAGCGGCGCCACTATCAACAAACACACACATATACAACATGTTAAATGTATCTGGGTTATAGCGGTTCCGCAGTTTTTCAATGGATGCCAGGTTGAATCCGCCCTTAATGGCATCTTCCAGCGTAATGACGTAGCGCCATTGACCATCAGGGCAATCACGACCACCGTCACGCAGTTCATTAAAAGAGGGAAATTCAATGTTCTTACGTTTGGGATCATTGCCGCGCCATTCGTCACCCATCCAAAATGGATAGGCGGGATGGGTTTTGGCGCTAGGGGTTGAAAAATAGGTGGTACACCATTTGTCATGGGTTGCCATTGCGGAGGCAACTTCATTTAGCCGCTTGAAGTCGGGAACCCAAAAATATTCGTCACAATACAGATGGCCGGAATAGGATTGTGCCGTGTTTTTATTGGTTGACAGAAAACGCAGTTCGGCGCCGTTGCTGAGTCGAATAGGGTTGCCTGTCAGCGTTACACCGAAGAAGTGTTCAGCGATATTGACGATATACGAGCGAAAAACTTCTGCTTGTGGTTTTGAGGCGGATAAGAATATTTGAGGATCGCCAGTTAACACGGCATTTTCGAATGCTTCAAAGGCGAAATACCAGGTCGCGCCAATTTGCCGACTCTTGAGGATATTTCTAATCTGTTTTGCCAGATTATTGCGCAAATGTTTTTGATAGCCGAAAAGCGTCTTATCGACAAATTTCTGTAAATCTTCTTTAGTCAGTGTCGAAATATCATTTTTACGATAGCGTTTCTTTTTCTTGGGTTCACCATCACTGGATAGGATATAATCACCGCCTGATTTTTCTTGCACCTTAATTTCGGCCAGCTTTTCTTTATGCTTATTTTCCTGTGTCATCAGTTTTATATGATGGGCAATTAATCGGTCGAGTTCGTCTAATTCCAGTGTGGTTTTATTATTGCGTTCACTGAGCAC